CCATAAGGTCTCCTGGTTAGTTGAAGGTTGGGGCCGGATAGTTTTCGCAACTCTATCCGGCCTTTTTTTATATATATTAAAGATATGCGATACCAAGTCCGATTAAACAAAATCCCGGAATCAAACAAGCTGGATTTGAAGTACGCGATTGTAGAGAATGGGAACAAGCTGTGCGCGATTCAGGGCGGCTTTGAGGTGGTGATGCGGAACCAATACGAACCCGTGCGCGTTGTCATTGAGCCTATACCGGGGCTGGGGTTTGAGCAAGAAATCGGGAGCTTTGACGGGGCATGGTTTACGAACGCCGAGAATCACCGTGGAGAGTGAAGTCAAGGTCTTTAACGATGAAGACCTTCTCAATGAAATACAGTTAAGACCAGGATACGTTTCTCATTTCGGATCAATCGCAAACCCGCAGGAATTTCAAACCACAAACATCATAGATCAGGTGAACGCCGAGGTCAACAAAACCTATGACGGGATTTGGCGGTATAAACCAGTGGATGCGCTCACGTTCTGTCAAAAGTTTTTGAAAAAGAATTTGAAAGAAAAGCAGAAGAAATTAGTGCTGGCGATGTGCGGTGAAGACCCGATGTGCATGGTTCCGCCCTATCATGAGGCCGATATTATTTGGGGGATGCGGAGCGGCAAGAACTATGTCAGTGAAGCCCTATTCATTTACAAGGCATATCTTTTGCAATGCCTTATTGACCCGCAAGGCTATTTTGGATTCAGCCCGGACAGAACCATTGACCTGATAAACGTGACCGTAATCAATGAGCGTCAGGCCCGGCAGGTTTTTTTTAATAATGCTTGCAATACCTTAAAAAGCTGTATAGACCCGGAGACGGGCTTGAACTGGTTTCAGTCGAGAACGGGTATGGACATTAGAGACGGAAAAGACATCAAGAAAAAGGAAATGGATTTGCCGCACAATATCAGGCTATGCTCATTCAACACTGAGGCCGATTCATTTCAGGGCTACAACGTTTATTTTTGGGTTGCCGATGAAATATCGCGGGCGAATACCAAGCCCCGCTATGAGAAGGCCAAGACCCAACTTAAAACGATAGTAGCGAATTGCACGGCTACGTTTAAAAAATATGGAAGCGGGGCCATGATTACATATCCCGATAACGACACCATTGATTACGGCTGGGAACGATACAAGGCCAATCGGAGCCGGGACGGGTTCTACTGTGATTGCGCGAAAACTTTAGAGGTCAGGGAGGACTTGACCCAAGCCGACCTCCAGCAGATTTTTGATGATGACCCGGAGTTCGCGGAGGTTGCCTATAACTGCAACGTCAAGGCTCCGGAGTCCGGATTTTTCAGCGCCCATCCCGAACGCATTGATGAAATGTTTGATCCCAACTTAAAGACCGTGATTCAGTACGGGCGCGGTATCACCGAGCGCATCATCAAAGAGAACGGGCGCGAGACCATGCGGCGGCGCTATACCGCTATCCATTTTTCGGATGTGGTTGTGGATAGGCTGGTGAAGGTTGACCCGCTCAATAACAGCTTGCGGTTGCGGACGGTGGAAGACTTGACCGAACACTACCGGATACTGTGCATGAGAGACGATGAGCAAAAGCTGGAAGAACTCAAAGCCCTAAAGCACAGGAACCGAATCATGGAGGGGAGCTATAACCAGCGCGGGGACTTCGTGGGCAAGGGTCGGGGCAACTTTGAAAAGATTATCGGGGACAACAGAATCAGATTCATTTCCTGTGACCCGGCGCTATCCGGAGACACCTATGCCATGGTGGGCGGCTACTGTGAACAGGTTACGGAAGACAATAAAATGTTTCAAGAGGTGTCAGCACGTTATGATATTCGCTCAATTCCAGTGATTGATATAATCATTGAGTTCAGGCCGGAGCGTGACCCGGTGACGGGCACGAAGGTTCCCGTGGACTATGTGAACGTTCAAAACACTATTCAATCCCTGAAACTGGTTTTTCCAAACCTTCAAAAAATTAGCTTTGACCATTATCAGAGTGAACAGGCAAAGCAACAGCTTGAGGCATCAGGACTGCAAGCTGATGTCAATTTTTTCGGCAACAAGTTACAGTACAAGCTCTATACTCATTTGAGGCGCGTGATATATTCGGGAATGATTCGGTGTATGCCGTATCCGCTACTGCAAAAAGAATTGAGACAGCTTTTAGATATAAATCATGTTAAGGTTGATCATCCGCCCAGCGGTTCCAAGGACCTCGGTGATTCGTTGGCGATGACGGTGAAGCTGATAACGGACACCGATGTTGATGCCAGCGGCTACGACTTGTTATAAATTTGACAGAGGCCACGACATATTGTATATTATAAATGCGCGAAAGCGTTTTTCCTATCTCCCAATATCATGCCGAACGCTCCGGCCCCCAAAGCCGGGGCGTTTTTATTATAAGCCTTGACAAAATCATGTATTAAAGATATTTTATAAATGAAAAGTTAAGTTACAGCTTTAAGGCGCAATTTTTAAAGGGGTTACAATGATAAGCCAAGCTGAATTAGCAGAGCTTGGAATCCCCGTCAGAAAATCCTCAGCCAAATCTATCTCTAAATCCGAAAAATCTCAAATCCCGGTTCAGTTTCAAGAGGGCATCGTGCAATGGGTAGATGCTGATGTTTTGGACAAGGCGCTGGAGGTTCAGGAGAAGACCTTGGACGCCCGTGAGCGCATGATGGAGTTGCAGGGCCGTAAGAACGCGGCCATAAGGCTTCATGACCTCAAATCCTATATCGTTGATCCTTATGATATGTACGAGTATTCAAAGTTCGGGCAAATCCGGGCCAAGAGAAATTTGAGCTTTGATGCGTTGCGGATGATGGCGGATACCGAGATCCCGGCGGCAATAATCACGACCAGAATTGCACAAGCGACCCGTTATTCAAGGCCCACGAAACCTGAAATGGACGAACTCGGTTTTAATATCAGAACCAAGGATAGAGACTACAAGGCAACGAACGCTGACAAAAAGCGGATGACCGAGCTTGAGAATTTCCTGTTTCAAACGGGCTGGGACAGGGGCTTTGTGGGATTCGCCCCGCGTGATGATTTCAAGTCGTTCCTGACCAAGATTCTCAGAGACCGCCTGACCTTTGATAAGGTCAACATTGAACTGGAGTTCAACCGGAAGCATGAAATCAATGCTTTCTTTGCCGTGGACGCGGCCACGATATTTCCGGTCGTGCCCCGGTACATGAAAGAGATTTTCAATCAGGGCAAGTCCTTGTCTGAAACCTTACCCGAATACCTGAACCAGAAAATTGAGGTTGATGATATTTGCTATGTCCAGAAAATCTACGGCCAGGATTGCGCGTACTACACCCGTGAGGAAATGATAAACGTGGCCGAAAACTTGAGGAGCGATATTAGGTTTTATGGGTACGGGGTTTCCGAGCTTGAACTCCTGATTAAAACGGTGACGGCGTGGATAAACGGGTTGACGTTCAGCACTTCAACTTTCAACGAGAACCGTTTGCCCAGCGGCGTTATTTCATTGGTTGGGAATTACACCACCGAAGACTTACAATCCTTCAAAGACGATTTCTATTTGTCCATGCAGAATCCGGCGTTTAAGCACCGGGTTCCGATAATGCGAACCAAGGACGGTGACGGCATTAAGTTCGTGGAGTTCAAGGGCAAGAGCGCAACCTCAGAGGAACAGCATAAATTCCTGACTTTCATGGCCCAGCTTTGCGGGGCCTTGTACAGGATTGACGTGGAGGAGCTTGGATTTCAAAGCCTGAGAATGGGCGCGGCCCCGTTGCAACAGGCCAGTCCCGTGGACAAAATCAAGGGTTCCAAAGACAAGGGCTTTGAGCCGTTGATGCAGTTTGTGGCCGACATCATCAACCGGGACATCATTTCAAAATTCGATGACGGCAAATACGTTTTTGAATGGGTAGGCATAAAGGACGACCGCACCAAGGAGAAACTTGAAATCAGAAAATTAAGGTTGGAGTCGGGCACGACGGTTCGCCAGCTATTGACTGAGAACGATGAGGACGAACCCGAAGGCGAGCATAAGGAATGGCTGGACGCGCCCGCGAACTCGACACTGTTTCAGGCATGGAACATGGAGCGCATGGGCAAACAGCAACAGCAACAGATGGGCGGCATGAGCGGCGAACAGGGCGGTGGTGAAGGCGGGGAGGCCGGAGCCGGACAGCCCGAAGCCGAGGCCGGAGAAGCCGGGGCAGAGGCCGAAGGCCAGCCCGGAGCCGGAGAACCCGAAGCCGAACCACATCGCGGCCTATACAGGCCCAAGCCCAAAGCCGGGGGAGAGGAGGAGATTGGCAAATCTCTTTCTTTAACCGTAAGGCGCGTCAATGCGAGGGCTGGCAACAGAAGCATATAAGATTAATCTAAACGATAATCTTACGGCCTCGGAGCGTGCCGAGGTCACTCCGTTTATATTCAAAGCCATTACCGATTATCTTGAAATCACAGGCTCCGAATCCGAAGAGCTTGTCAAATCCATAACCACAAAGCAGTCAAGCCGGATTTGGAACCGCAATGAGCTGGCCCCGGTTGCGGATTTGGAGGATTGGTTTTATCTGTATATCGCGGAACCCTTACTGAAATTCCAGAACGCGGTTGCGGCAAATTTTGGGCTGAGTGAGCGCAATAGCTTACGCAAGGCCATGCGCGGTTATGACGCCAACGACATGACCTTGATTGATGAACTCATCCAGAAATATTTTCCCAGCCCCAGCAAGAACAAGATTACGGCGGAGGCGCTTGCGGTCAAGAGTCATTTACTCGGAATCATTGAGGAAGGTGAAACCCCGGCGCTGACGATGCGGGCGCTCTTGATTAATAAGCTCCCGGCCACAATTAAAGAAGCCATGAAAACGTACAAGGTCAAGGAGCAAGCGGCGAGGTCTATGGAGTTCGCCAAGGATTTTTCGGGTTCACTGATTCAGACCGAAATCGAATCCATAAAAGAGGGCACGAAAAGAATCATCCTTGACAGCTACCGCAACAACTATGGCACAGTCAAGATTCAGTCCTTGCTTTTCGATAAGTTGGGCCAGCACAATCGGGACTGGCGCAGGATTGCGGTTACAGAAGTCAGTTTCGGGCGCACGAACGGATACCTTGCCAGATTAGAGCAGGGGCAATGGGTGGTCGGGGATTCGGCCCCGGATGCGTGTGAACACTGTAAGGACTTAATAAACGGCAAGATTTATCAGAAGGTGGACGCGCCCGGAGATTGGGATACACAGGTTTGGGTGGGCAAGACCAATTATAACCGCACCGCGTCTCATTTCCGGCGCGAGAACGAGACCTGGGTGAAGAAGGCCGATGATGAGGTCTGGAAGCCGACAATACCCCTGCATCCTAATTGCAGATGTGGATGGACACGGTTTCATCCGGAATCAGAATGGATAGATGAAAAAGGGTATGCGCGGATGCGGGAGGAGAACCCGGAAAAATTCAGGATATGGTATAATGAATCCTTTAACAAAGGCAAGGTAAAGCAATGAGCAATGAAGAAAGCGGAACCGTGACGACACAGCCAGCGCCGGGCCAAGCCCAAGACAATGTAATTAAGTTCAAGGACGAGACCGAAACTGCAATCAACAGGGTTCAGAATACGGCCTTGTCTATAAACGATATAATCTCATTTGATCAGAAAATTTTCAACGAGCGCATCCGTGAATGCGTGATTATGGGCATGGCCAAGTACGGGCAATGGATTGACTATGTCCGGCTCAAGGCATCAGTCAGGGGCGAACTTAAAAGTCAGTTTGATAAAAAAATACATCGGGCGGTCAGGGACAATTTTATCGCGGAAGGCTACTGGAAAAATAAATCGGGCATGACCCGGAAAATTATTTGTCTTCTTGAAAAAGACCCGCAGTTTCAGGTGGCCGTGAAGGTGTTCAGGGAAGGTCAGAAACAAAAGCTGGATTCGGAAATTAAAAAGGAATTGCCACTACTGGAACGGCGGCAACAAGAGATTGAGGCCGCGTACAATCAAATCACAAAAACGCCGGAGCTTGTGGAACAGGAAATCATCAGGATTGAAAACCTAATTATCAAGCTCATTGATGAGCGCGACAGGTTGCGGAAGCTGACCACGGAACAGCGGATACAGCGGGCACAGAAGCAGGAGACAAAGCGCATTGATAATTATGTGTCAAGGCTGGAAGCGACCATTGCGAAGATGGAGGGGTTGCGGATTAAGGATATGCCGCCGCCCGAATCTGAGGCCGCGCCAGCCGGGGACTTACAGGCGGAACTGAACAAAATCGCGGGCAGTTATTTAAAGCCGGAATTGCGTTCATCCATAGGCCCGGAAATTTTGAAAAAGGTCGGGTTTATGGCGAAGGCTCGTAAATTCTTGGGGGTATAACATGGGCATATTTTTCACAGCGTTAAAGGCCATTATCATTTCCCAGCTTCAATCAGAATTGGTTAAGGCCGGGATTAAATACATTAAGGCCAAGATTGCCAAGGCCAAGGCCAAGGCCGCAAACATGAAGGCCAGAATCAGAAAACCAAAATGATGATTTTCGCTGAAATCCGTAAGGCCATGCCCAGCTCCGCACAAGCCGAAGCCGGGAATTATAAGAAGCGTCACATCAGACTGGACGGCATGGACATTAGCATCGAAAACCCCAAAGGTTCAATCAGGCGCGGAACGTCCCCGGATGGCAAGGCATGGGAACGCCGCTTGACCCAGCACTATGGCTATATCCGGGGCACAAAGGGCCACGATAAGGACCATGTGGACGTATTCATAAGGCCCGGAACCCGAACCAGCCCGAAGGTGTTTGTGGTGAACCAGAACAAGGCCAGCGGCGGCTTTGACGAAAACAAGGTCTTGATGGGTTTTGACAGCGAGGCCGAGGCCCGCAAAGCCTATCTTTCCAATTATCAGAAGTGCTGGAAGGGGCTGGGGAGCATCGTGGAGTTGACCTTGCCCGATTTCAAGACGTGGGTGTTCTCGAACAAGCCCAGCCTGGGGCCGCTGGAAATCAAGAAGGCAATGGTTTTGTATTTGGATTTGATCAAGGGCGTAAAGCTGAAAGATAGGCCCGGCTTGACATTGATTCAGACTCAGCGCGGGCGCAGATGGAAGCGGATGACACCGAGAGCCGGGGCCGGGGAACCGCGCCGGGGCCAAGCCGTCACTGAAATCAAGTACGGGGATTCTCCGTTTGACTGGTTCCCAAGCCGATTTGAAATAATACAACTGTATCCGGAACTGAATAAACCGGGGCATGATGTTCGTGAGAACGTAAAAGAAAAGGCCGTTGAAATTCTCGGAAAAGAATTGGGCTGGGATGCGGCCAAGGCCCAAGTAGCGGTTAAAGCAATAACCCATTATGTCGAGGTCGTTCCGGGCGCGTTGCTGCTGAATGGAAGCACATGTTTCAAAAGCTATTATAAGGGCAAGATTGATGAATACCCGCCTATATTGAAAACACTGGCCGAAGCGTATCCGGAACGAAGTGGCGGCGTAAAGGCGGAGGAAGAAAGGAATCAACTCATCTATGACGGGATGGTGATGAAATTGTTTGGGCAGGATTGGAAGGCCGGGTTAAAAAAAGAGGCCGACGTGCTGGCGGAACTTGTGGATGCGATTAAGGTTTCGTTTGAAGGCACGGTTTTCAATGCTTCACGAATAAGCCCGGAATCAAGGGGCTGGAAGATGGGAAGCACAATAGAGTTCAATACGGTTATGAGTTTTTCGGCGAAACCGGATAAGGTCAAGAAATTTGGGGATTGGATGGTTAAGGTCAAGAATCCTAAACATGCGGCTGGAATAAAAAATCTTGTCAGCGTTTTTTCATCAGGATATTCAGATGAGGAGGAGGTTTTGATTAATAAGGGAGCGAGATTTAAGGTGGAAGAAATAAATGAGAAATCAAAAATAATATCATTGACAGCTCTCGATGGTGAGGACGTTGACATTAAAAAGGCAATATCTCAGCATAAGCTATTGGCATTGGGCCGGAAATGGCGCGGCAACAAATTTGAAATGGAAATAGATGATTGTAAGGTCATAAAATAAAAGGGGAACCCATGTTTTTATTCAAATCAGTTTCCGGTAAAATCGGCAGAGCCTTTGAGCTTTCAAAAGCATTGACGGGTGAGGGCGCGAGAGGCGGGAAAGTTGTCGGCCATACGAAAACCGGAAAGCCGATATATATGACCAAAACCATTGATGAATTTGAAAGCCGACACAAGGGATTTACCGAAGCTGAACACGAGGAAGCCAAAAATCTTCACGAGAGCCAACAGAAGGAGAACTACGGAAAGTTTATATCGGCTCATAAAAAATGGGTGAGTAGCGGCCTTAAAGACAAAGACGCTGAAAAAGAGAAAGACCGTTTGAATGAGATAAATCAACTTCATGTAAGGCATCGGCTCCTCCATCATCAGCCGGAACGATTCAAAAAAGCGCCGGAGTTCAAGGGCGATTGGAACAAGAACGAAGACCTTCATAAATACATGAAGGAACATGCGGGCAAGGCCATTGAATACGAGGGCCGTAAGGTTAAAGTAGGGCAAGAGGTTGGTACGCCGTCAGACCCTGAATCGGGGATGGCAAGCGGCAAGGTTCATGTGGTCGCACATTCTGGAGAGGGCAACATAATTGTCCATGACCCAAAATCCAAAGCGTTCGACGAGCATCATATTAAGAACCTGAAACTGGAAAAGTCGTTGAGGCCATTGACCCCGCACATGCTTAAACTCGAAAAGGAAATCCCGGAGTCTGAAATGGAAGCGGCTATCAAAATTGAAACCGAGCATACCACGAACAAGGCTGAGGCCCGCAAAATCGCCCTTCATCATTTCGGTGAGGACAGGCAGTATTATGTCAAGCTGAAAAAGTATGTGGAGAAATCGGTGGGACTCTACCTTGATATTCATAAAGCCGGGCCTATTGCGGGGAAGCCGGGGTTGGTTTTAAAACAGCGCATGAGCGGCAAGCGTTGGATGCGGGAAGTGAAAGAACAGCATCCGGGATTGCAGATGCCGGGGATTTTTAAAAAAGAGA